TCTATCGCCTCACCCAGCTCGACTTCTTCCGCTGGACAGAAAAGTCCCTGTACTTTTCCGGCAACTTTCCACTGCGCGCCGCCCCGTCGCATCGGGTCGAAGACCCCAAGAAAATCGACCGCCAGGTTGACCCGCGCTTCCGGGATCTCGCCCTGGCACTTCACCAGGCTGACAAAATTTCCACCGGCAAACTCGCCGAATGGTTCTTTGCCCCGCGCCACGTCATGGAGGCATACCTGACTGAACTCAGCAGCGCCAAGGAGAACGCCATCTCCGACGGCCCCAATCACGAGGAGGAGCTTGCGGCGGCAGACTAAATGGAGACGCTCGTCTATGATACGGCCGCTATCTTCAATTTCGGCCACCGCGATGACCTGACTTTTCTGCTCGAAAAGCTCTCGAAAGCCCACACCTTGCTCACCACGCCCGATGTCGTGGCGGAGATCGCCGATCCGGCCCGCGCCGCGTACTACAGAAAACTTCTCGCCGACTGGTTCGAGGTTAAACCCGTGTCATCCATCCCTTTCGATACCGCCACGCTCGCCGCCCTCTCCGCAACACTCGACCCCGGCGAAATCAGCGTCCTGACCCCACTGGCCTGCCGCGCCGCCTTCGCCGCCTCGACGCTGGCCGGCGTGACCGCAAACCACTTCTCCGCATCCATCGCCCGGACCAGCTCGCGGTAATGCTGGAAAATCATCTGCGGGCTGTTCCCTGCCTCAAGCGCCACTTGCGCCGTGTTCGGCACCGCCGCCAGCCGGTAACTGATATAGCTGTGACGGAGACCATTATTCTTCCAGGCGAACGGTTCCCACCCCTCGATCTCCTAAAACAGTGGTGCCCGCGACAGGACTTGAACCTATTTGACCGCTACATGAGTTTTCGTGATAGCGTCAATCACCCGATAAACAGGGGCGATTTTGCACTTCTTCAAAATTCGCCTCATACGCTGTTTTGCGCTCTCATGCAGTTTTCGTGTCAGTAATGTCAGTAACATCGCCCTCAAAGTCAAGCATAACCACGCTCCCTTCTCAGACAGCCCACCGCTGGTGCGGCCGGAGAATGGCGCTCACCTGCGGTAGAATCGGCAGTTGGCTGAATGCCAAATAGACGCCGTCTTTGGGCCAGGAGCGGATGAGACCAAGTTGGCCGCGTTGCTGAAACCACACGGTGACCTGCTCGACAGCAGCCGATTCCAGATCCGCCGGCAGCGCAACCTGCCCAGCCCCCGGCGTTGTCCCCGGCAGCACATAACCGCCCGTATATGTGACACGCCCGACCTGCGGCCCTGGCCACGACCCCTGAGACATGAACGCCAAAGGAGCGCTCAGGGAAATGACACAGCCCCCGCGAAGAACGCACCCCGCCCCCGTTTGCTCCACCCAGCCTTCGGCCTCGCTGGTTTTCAGCTCAAACTTCGTCACCGTCTCAATGGGGTAGCACCGCGCGATGATTTCAGTGTCCGAGGCGGCGAACTCATCCGTAGCGCCAACGGTTCGCGCCAGCGTCCGGTTGCACTCGCGGTCGAACCTCGCGCCCACGGCGTCGATGGCCCGGGTGAGCAGGTCATCGTAAGTCGTGTCGGTGGACAACACGGCCAGCCGCGCCTTAACGGTTGCGAGTTGGGTCAGCATGGCAGGAAACGCTCCAGGCTGAAGGCCGGATTTCCCGACCCTCAGCCTTTAGCCTTGGTTACGACGCCGCCGTGAGGAGCGCAGCCGTGGAATCCACCGCCGCGTAATCGAAGTCAATCTCCTCGATGAACCGCACGGCCAACTGATCGTTGGCGAACCAGACATGCTCAGACGTGTCAATGCGCGGCGTGCCATGCTCGCCCATCCACCAGAAGGACAAGGCCCCGAAGACCGCCAACGGCGAGTCAGCAGCGGCGCTGGTGCCATAGGCGGTGAGAACGTCCGTCCAGACGATAGGATACCCGTCCAAAATCGCCGTGCCATCGGGGAGCCGCTGATAGACATTCGGCTCGGCGGCGGTTCGGAACCCAGGGAGCGCGACTTCCCATGTGCTGTCCAGGTAGTAGGCCGAGAGCCGGCCGTTGAGCGCGGCCTTGTTCACCTTGGTCCGCAGGACGCGGAAGTCCGCCAGGGTCGCGTCGCTGGGCTTGGTCTTGGTACTGGCCAGAGCGAGCACCTTGCTGTTATCCCGCGCGATCTGCACAATGCCCTTGACGCTGTTGTCATAGGGCGTAGTGCCGTCGGCGTTGAAGCCCCAGTTGTCTTCTGCGCGGGCGAACTCGATGGCTCCGTACCGGGCAAGAAACTGGCCCATCGCCACGATGCTCTGCTCGTCAATCTCGCGCGGCAGACGCACAATGCCGCCGATCTTGTGGGATTCCAGCGAGGCGAACGTGACAGTGGGCGACTTCTCAGCGAACGCGGTGGACATCGCGATCGAGCCAAAGGCAGGCCGGGTGCCCATGCGAGCCGGGCGCGCCGTGCCCATCCCGATGGGATAAGGAGCCATGCAACGGCGGACGACACCAAAATCGGAAATGAGCTCGCGGATCTCCCCGGAGTATTGACTCGGGAGCGGGATGTCGCTGGTGGTCAGCGCGGTGCGGGTGCTCAGATTCAGCGTGTCCCGCGCAAACGTCATCAGCATGTCCCGCTGCGCCGGCACGGAGCACAGTGCATCGAGCTTGTCGCTGCGCTCGCAATGGATGATGAAGGTGCTGGCCAGGTGCCGGGCGCAGTCATCGGACACGACGCCGTGACGCCGCGGCGCACCCGGCGCATAGCGCGACGCCAGTTGGCGCCTCACGTCTCTCATGTCGGTGACGAGTTTGTCAGTGCCCTCGCGCAGCGTTTTGACTTCTGCGGGCAGAGTGCTGACGCCGGACCAGCCGGCCTTGATTTCAGTGAGGAGACTTTCAATCTCCGTAGTTTGTTCAGACATATATGTGTCATTTCGTTTCTTCTGACCGGCTGCACGCGGACCGGTCTGGTTATGTGGCGCTTACGCCTTCTGCATAACGCGCCCGAGCTCGCGTGCGAAATTGAGCAATAGAATGGTTTGCGGTTTTGGTTGTTGCTCCGCTGTCCCAGCCAGGGCGCGGAGAAGTTCCATGGTCTCCCGCAAATCAGACTTGGCCACCGCGCCCGACTTCACACCGAGCGCCAGCGCATCAGGATTGGCCGGAATCGCCACGGCGGACACCTCGAGCAACTCCTGTTCGAGGTAGCGCCGGCGTGGAGCAGGGGACTGTGCGCCTGCCGAACTCGCCCCGCCGTCTTCCCACCGCAACGGAATGAACCCCACGGAGACCGCGTTCAGGAAGCCGCCCTTGTAAAGCCCGTAGGCGATGCGGGCCACCGGGTTGACCTCAGTGGCGAACTGAATCCGCTGACAGAGAGCCTCGCCCCCGCCGACAGTCCGGACCTCAGTGGACAGCGCCTTGCCCAGGGTAAAAAGGATGTCCCCATAGTTGTGAGCGTTCTGGAAAACCGGGTTGCTGCGGTACGAATCGAGCCGCCAACCGGCGGGCTCAATGATTTCGTGGTAACGGTCCAGCGTCGCCGTGCTCGCCACGAAATCCAGCGTCGCCACGCTCGGAGTCCCGGCTCCAGCCGGTTCACTCGCCGACTCGCGCACTTGCACCTGGAGCAGCGTTCGCAGGCCGGAGCGGCTATCGTGCAGTGGAATGAGGTCAGGGATAGTGTTCATCGGTGATTGCCATTTCTGGTTAGCGCCGTAGTCAGCCGCGTGAAAACGTCAACGCGCGGCTGGCCCTCTCCCTTCGGGAGAGGATTGGGCGAGGGGGATTCTTTGGACGCCGGACCTTGGATCTTGGCCCCGTCCGCCGGCTGCATTGCCGAGGGAACGTAGCCCCGGTCGCCCCACGGCAGCGGCTTGAAGCCAAGGTCGAAAGCGCGATTCAGTTCGTTGAACGGAACGCCCATCTCGAAACCGGCGCGGGCGGACGCGAGACGCTCACGCCTGGCCGCTGCCAGCACAGGATGATCCTCAGTGTCGAACCAACCATCGGCGGTCGGGTCAATGGACTTGACCGTCAGGTCGTCCTCAGCTTCCAGCCGGCGGCACAACGGCACGACACGGTTCTCAATGAAGTTCAGGCGGGCGCCCGCCATCACGTCGTACTTGGCGGCGTTGGTCGTCGTGATGATTTCCTCTGGCACCCCGAACGCGGAGCAAATCTCCGTGCAGGAAAACTTGCGATTCGCCAGGAACTGCATGTCGCCGCTCGAAAGTTTCGGCGTCACAACCTCAGCGCCGCCCCAAAGGAGGACCGGGCGATCCGCAGTCCCAGCCCGGCGCTTGCGCTCACGCAACGCGGCCAGAAGCTGCTCGCGTTGCTCGGGGTCGAGTTGCTCGCTCGTGCGGAGGACGGTTCCCGCCTCGCCGTTGTTTTCCATGACTCCCTTCATGAACAGCGAAGCGGCGTGATCCGTGCCGGCGGCAGTGGCGGCCACACCCAGCGGCGACATACCTCGCCAGAAATCAAACGGGTTGGGCAGTTTCTCGTGCCAGACTTCCTCAGGCAGAAAGACCTGGCTCGAAAGCGGACTGTTGCGGCTGTAGTCAATGTAACGCCAGCCCATCAGTTGGTTGTCCTGGACAATGTGTTGAAACCGCGCCGGGTCGAGAATCACAACGGACTTCAACGCCGACCGCGAGCCGCCCAGGCCCGAGTCGAAGATCGGAATCCGAAAGCACTCCCCGCGCAGCATGAGCCAGATGACGCGCAGTTCCCAGTATTGGAACCGGTTGATCTGCGGATGCGGACGCCCATAGAAATCCACCAGCGGACCCGTAGTGATGAGTTGCTCTCCGGCAGAGTTGGTGGTGGAAAAGCGGAAAGGAATGTTCGAGACCTGCTCCGCCAACGCATTGACGGCGCGGTAAACCCACACAACCTGCTGATACGCGTTCGACAATACCGTGCCTCCACGTGCATCATCCGGCCAGAGACCCGCAGCCAGCGCATACTGCGTGGCGTCCTTCGCTACGGCACGTCCAGTGTCGCGCTGCATCGAAATGTTGAGTCCAAAGATACGCATCCTCTTTATGCCTCATTGACGCCAGGGATTCGGTAGATGAGCGCTCGCTCCTGCGCCACCGTTCGTCCTTCCGGCAAAACCTCACCGCGCTTGAGCCGCTCAAGCATCGTTTCCCGGCTGATCGCGCCCGCACGCCA